CTGCCGGAACCGAACGCATGCGTATTAACGCAGCCGGCGTGACTACCTTTAACACCCAAACAGCAAGTAACGGGTCTGTAGAGATTAAAGGCTACGACACGGGCTTCGGGCACAGAAACGTAGCAGTGCTGCACGACACCGCCACAGCTGGCTGGTTAGGCGCTGTAAGCGCGACTACTGTTGCACTTACCAACAACTCTGACCGCAGGCTCAAGGAAGACATACAGGACTACGATACTTCAGAGGCTATGTCAGCCCTAGAGTCAGTGGCTGTAAGAGACTTCCGCTGGAAGGAGTCTCAGGAGCGTCAGGTGGGCTTTGTGGCTGACGAGCTTCAGGACGCACTCCCGTACTTAGAAATAGTTCAAGGGGAGCGTGATGGAGACAGAATGCAGACCATTAACACCGCAGGCTTGATACCGATGTTATGGGCACAGAACCGTGAGTTACTTAGGCGTATAGCGGCATTAGAGGCTAGATAAATCAATTAGAACTTTAGAAGGATAATAACATGGCAATTACATACGTTTGGACTATCGAAAGCATGTCAGTACTTCAGTCACCAGACCCTGACTTTGTTGTCACTGCGAGCTGGCTGTGTAGTGGGACTGACGGCACTAACACTGCTGAGATTGAAGGCAGCTCAGTATTCACACAGCAGCAGGGGCCTGAATTTACTCCCTACGCTGACCTAACAGAGACTATTGTCCTAGACTGGGTTACTGCCGAGCTTGGGGAGAATGGGGTGTCTAGTGCAGAAGGGTGTGTAGGAGGCCAGATAGCTTCTATCGTCAACCCTCCTGTATCGCCATCAGCTGAACCACTACCTTGGTAGACTAAACTAACTTAATGAGGAATACATAATGGCTACATACGACTGGACAATACTTACACTAGAGCGAGATATACTGCCCGAAGACATGGATGGCGCGGTAGTAATCGCCCATTGGCAGTGTGTTGCATCTGAGGATGACTACAGCGCCTCATCCTACGGCACAGCAGGCTTTACCCCTGACCCTTCAGCCCCCGGCTACGTTGCTTATGAAGACCTGACTGAGGCTGAAGTACTGGCTTGGTGCTGGGCTGACGGCGTTGATAAGGACAGCATAGAGGCTAGCCTGCAGGGGCAAATCGACGCCCTGATTACACCCACCACTGCCGATGGTGTGCCTTGGGTGTCTGAAGACGAAGGAGAAGATGAAGGAGAAGTAGAGTAACCTTAGGATGAGAGAGTACGAACACAAACGATAACTAGAGAGCGAGAGGATTTACCTATGTTAATGAATGGCGATTTAAATAAGATTATTGTAGAGGTCAATAAGGTACTTGAGGGTGTATTTGCCCGCGTAGAGGCCCTTGAGGACCGCATTATGGAGCTAGAGAGCTCCTCCAGCCCCTCAGTCTCTGAGGTCAAACGTGGCCCCGGTAGGCCTCCGGGCGCTAAGAACAAGAAAGCTGCCTAATTTCCGTAGTTTAATGGAAATAAGTGGACACATATATTGTATTATGTGTTAGACTAGGGACATAAGTATAAGAAGTGTTAAGGGGTGCCTACAGGGGCCTCTAGACAACATGTCTTATAAAGTAAGCTTTATACAGGCTAACTGGTCAATACACAATACACAATACAGTATACATTAGAATACATAACATACCACGAGAGGGGATAATATGTTAGAAGACATGGTAGAAGTCACTGACGAGATATACTTCGCAGAGATGAAGACTATGTTCCGTACACGAGGTTGGGAGATATTCCTAGCTGAGTTATCAGAACAAGCTCTCCTCATAGGAGATATTCAGGACATTAGTACACTTGAGAAGCTACACTTCGCAAAGGGTCAGCTAAGTGCCATAGGTGGCATGCTAAGCCTCGAAGAGACTATCAAGAGAAGTGAGTTGGAGGGTGAAGACAATGAGAGTCCTCAATGACTTCCTCTGCACTCACTGCAACCAGACCGAAGAACACTTTGTAGGTAACTTAGTAACTACAGTCAAGTGCGTGACCTGTAACCGCCAAGCTACAAAGGTGCAAGCTGCTCCTAACTTTACTCTTCCCGGTAATGACCCCGCTGGTTTTCCAACGGCTCATGCCAATTGGGAGAGGAAGCGGAAAAGGCAAATAGCACATGAACTTAAGACCAATCCAGAATCCTAACCGGACGGAGTAACATTATGTCAGCACAGATTATTGAGCAAGCGGAGGCACTCGCCCCCGAAGAGACTTCAGACCTACCTACAGACCAGCAGCAACTAACTCAATCTGAGTTAATAGCTGACTTAGCAGCTGTAGACACTTTGTCTGAGGTACCCCCTCAAGAAGATGACTTACCTGAGAAGTATAGGGGTAAGTCTATTCCAGAGATAGTCGCAATGCACCAGCAGGCTGAGAAGCTTATTGGTTCACAAGGCTCAGAAGTAGGGGAGCTTCGGAAGGTAGTAGATACATATATCAGCGCCCAAACCGCAGCCCAGAGTCAAATCCCAGAAGAGTCTGAAGAAGAGATAGATTTCTTTGAGGACCCCAAAGGGGCAGTTAGTCAAGCGATAGAACAACACCCTGAAGTACGTCAAGCTAGACAAGCGGCACAGGACATGAAGCGTAGTAGTTCACTACAGCAGCTTCAGACCAAACACCCAGACATGCAGACTGTGCTTAACGCACCTGCATTTAGTGAATGGGTTAAAGGTTCCCCTGTACGCATGGAGCTATACCAACGTGCTGACCGAGACTTCGACTTTAACGCTGCTGATGAACTAGTCAGTAACTTTAAAGAGCGAGCTCAATTAGCACAACAGACCGTACAAACAGAGACTGTAGCCCGCCAGCAGGCAGTGCGACAAGCCTCTACAGGCAGTGCGTCCGGCAGTGGTAACGCTGGGTCCAAAAGAGTCTATCGAAGGGCTGATATAATTAAACTCATGAAGAACGACCCCGACCGTTATGAAGCATTGTCCCCAGAGATAATGCTCGCCTACCAAGAAGGTAGGGTTAAATAAGGGGTTCCTTACGTCCTAGGAGGACAACAAAATGTCAAATCCATTTAATGCAGCACCCCAAGTAACCTCGATTCCGGGTCCCGCAGGCAATACAGGCACAGCTGCAACATTCATACCCCAAATCTGGTCTGATGAAGTAATTGCTGAATACGAGAAGTCTCTTGTACTGGCACCCCTCATCAAGAAGATGTCCATGAAAGGCAAGAAAGGTGACGTAATTCACGTTCCTTCTCCTATCCGTGGTAACTCTAGCCAGAAGGTTAACTCTACTTCTGTAAACCTCATCGCTGATACTGAAGGCGAGTTGGTAATTAACATCGACCAACACTGGGAATACTCGCGTATGATTGAGGACATTACTGAGACTCAGGCACTTGCCTCTCTCCGTAGGTTCTATACCTCAGACGCCGGTTATGCCTTGGCACGTCAAGCAGACAACGTACTCTTCGCTAACGGAACTAGCTTGGGTAACGGCACTGGAGTCTCTTGGGTTCACAGTAATACCATCATGCCTGCGGCCAGTACTGGTGCAGCCATTCCTTACACTATCGACACCGTAGTAGCGGCTAATGCCTTTACTGACTTGACCATGCGTGATGCGTGTCAGGTTCTTGATGATGCCGATGTGCCCATGAGTGGTCGTTTCTTTGTTATACCACCCTCGCTGTGTAACTCTATTCGCGGCATTGAGCGTTATAACTCTACTGACTTCGTCAATAACCAAGGTACGGTTAACGGTAAGATTGGTGAGATTTACGGAGTAGACGTTTACGTATCTACTAACGTACCTGTCATTGAGACTGCTGCTGCTAACGCTGCTGACGGTGATGTACGTGGTGCCCTCTTGGGTCACAAAGACGTATACGTTATGGCTGAGCAGATTGGTGTTCGTTCACAGACCCAGTATAAGCAAGAGTTCTTAAGCACTCTGTATACTGCTGACCGTCTGTTCGGAACCGCTTGCTACCGTCCTGAGTCTGGCGTTACTATTGCGATAGCTAACTAGGATTGACCCTTCAGGCCCTCACAGCACTCTAGCCCCATAAGGGTAGAAGTGTCTGTGTAGGGCCTTTCTTATTTAAGACATTCGGAGAATACATCATGGCTTATACTACAGCCCAAAGAGACACCGCTAGTACCACTGTACGTTACCCTCGTAACCGATGGGTCTCCACAGTACAAACAGAAACCCCACAGTTAATGACTACTCCTTACTGGGTAGCACAAGGCAAGAAGGCCGTAGCTAACGTCTGGACTACCTCCTTAACTGAACCTTCCTAATTCTATACGCTGGAGTAATTTATGCAGGCAGTATTTGTAGCGCATAACCACCAACGTGCTGTAGTTCATACATACACTACAACAAGCACACCTCAAACACCCGTTGTATCTCCTTACTACGTAGATGGCCGTAATGTCTCTCCTGTAGTCTGGGCAACCGTCACTTCATAACAGGAACTTTCTATGGCCGCAATAATCGTTACGAAGAATGGCGTGACAGGAATCCCCTCGGGGCTTGCTAACGGCGAGTTGGCTGTTGACCGAGTGGCCGGGCAGCTCTGGGTTGGCAACGGTGGTGTCTCTAAGCCTATTATAGGCGTAGGTATTGATGATAACGCTACGAGCACTGCCATTACTATTGATGCAAGTGAGAACGTAGGTGTAGGGACTGTTACTCCGGGGCTGCCTTTAGCAGTCGAAGGAGGCTCTTTCCTAGGCCTTGAAGGAGTTACTGGTCTTGGCGTAGGTACGCTCTTCGGAACTACTCTCCTCCACGCTAGAGATGGGGCACTTACAGCCGTAAATACACCCATATCCCTACTGGGCTCCACAGCCATTATAACCGCTGACACTTACATCGGGCTAAACGCCGGAGGAGTACAGGGACTCCGGATTACCTCAGCCGGTGACATCGGAATAGGGACTACGACCCCCACCGAGAAGCTAGACGTGGATGGTAACGCTATACGAGTACGTGATTCGTCTACTGTCGCCTCAGCAACAGCTGTAGGTGCGGTGGGAGAGATACGCTGGAATGCTTCTTACGTGTACGTGTGTGTAGCTACAAATACTTGGAAGCGCACTGCTCTTACAACTTGGTAGACAAGGAATACATAATGGCTAATAAAGATGGAATGGCTAAGAATATGGAAGTAGTCTTAGGCGAGTTAAAGGCATGGCGAAGTGAGATGGCTATTGGGTTCTATAGACTCAAGGGTTCATCCTTTCGTATGGACAACACTAACGTCTTTCATGTCCTTACTAACTTTATCGAAGAGACTTACGACAAACTACCCCGGACCCTTACGTACTTGACGATAGTCAGCGTACTTAGTTATGGGGTGGCTTGTGTAGTTGCCTCTTTCCCAGTATGATGTCCGTAAGCAGACTACCGTGCTAGGTGAGGGCGATAGAATACAAGAGGCCTTACTCAATTACCCTTGGCTCGGGGGGCTCT